TATATTATAGGAACAAAGATTGACTTCGTTGAAGAAACATTTGGTTCACAGTTTGAAATATCCAATCCCAACTCAAAAGCATCTTGTGGTTGTGGAGAATCATTCGGGGTTTGATGGACACCGCATTTGTAATAGGCAACGGTGAGAGCAGACCAATTTTTCCAATACAGGACCTGAAGGGCAAGGGTATCATATACGGGTGCAACGCTATATACCGAGACAACCCAACACTGTGTGATCACATAGTCGCGGTGAACCAACCCATGTATGACGAACTCAAGACATGGCATGACCAAACACATCCAAGCTCTCTACTTAGACGTGGCAAGACTTCCTGGGCGATGGATGTCAATTTCCGATTCCCAAGAGGCGATCGTGAGGAAGGGAAAGTCCAGATACATGGTCCGGAAGACATCAGTCCATGGAACTACATCTGTGACGGAGACAAAGAAACAGACACACCCAAGAACCTGAAGCTGTACAGGATGTGGAGGGGTGGTGACATCAAGAAAGGCAACGGCATAAGGACCATAGACTTCTCACTGAGCCGGGGTTCAGGCATGAGTGCGGTGCTGATGGCGGCAGAGTCAGGCATAAAGAATGTTGTCGTGTTGGCGTTTGACATACTTGGTTCAAGGCAGTGGGAGAGGGACACACCCAGCAGACAGCAGAACAACATGTACAAGAACACCATCAACTACCCATCTAGGGTCAGCATGAAGGCATATCTCAAGTACGAGTGGATGTTCCAGCTGAGACAGATCATAAGGAAACACCCCAACACCAATTTCCATTTCATTAACAGGAAGGAATACATCGAGGGCAACACATTCCTGAGATGGTACTTCGACCAGCCCAACATCAGGACCGGCATATATGCTGACCTACGCAGATGGGTGGATGGCCGGCGTGATGATATACGTTGGATGAAACTATAAGGTCTTCGTGGTAGAACTGGCGTCCAGCTGGTATATCTTCCTCATCTTTACACCAATTTTCTGTGCGTACTTCTTGCTATCACAGTAGGAACAAACGTGCTTGTAATCGTTCGAGGCCCTGTATGGATCCACCTGTGCCCGCGGTCTGAGGAAAGTGATGCCACAGGAGTCACACTTGAATACGTATATGGTGTTTTTCCTGTGGAAGGTGTGGTATACCCCCAATTTGCTTAGGCGTTCGTACAATCTCATGGTCCTGAGTGTTTCTATGAACATATCTGTATTTAATAAATATGTGTATCAGATTATGGCGAAACTTAACATAGACACAGGAACACTGGGAAATCCGGCAACAGGCGATACTTTACGTACCGCGATGACGAAAGTCAACACGAACTTCGATGAAGTATACTCGTTGATCGGTGATGGAACTACAGGATTAATCACGACTTCAGTGACCAATGGAGATTTAAAACTCCAGGCAAACGGTGCTGGTGCGATAGAGATAGACAATTTAACGATAACAAATTCTACAATCTCAAGTATCACAACCAACGCTGACGTAACAATCACTGCCAATGGCACTGGTGATATTGTACTGGGTGCAGTCACCGTGGCCGATAACAAAATTACTACAAATCAGTCCAATGACAACCTTATAATTGATGCTTCTGGTTCAGGAGCAGTTGAAATGGTTCCGGCTAAGGTGCTGATGGCCAATTTGCCCACTAGTGACCCTAGTGCGGCAGGACAACTGTGGAACAGTTCAGGCACTCTGAAAGTAAGTGCTGGTTAATAGCTACAACACACAATAACGTTTTCCACTAAATATTGCTAATATGGTACAACAGGTAATAGATGTAGGCATAAATGCGGACAGCGGTGACGGTGATTCGCTGTATGAATCCGGCAACAAGATCAACAGCAATTTTAACGAGTTCTTTGATCTGGTGCCTGTCGCGGCGGACATCAAGTTCCTCGGCAACAACATCACATCAAGACTGTCAAATGCGGACATAGACATACACCCCAGCGGCACAGGATCAATCCTGTTCCCAGGCATCAGGATCAACGACAACAACATAGAAGCAGTCAACACCAACGATGATCTGAGGATATCAGCCAGTGGCTCAGGCCAGGTGGTGATAAGCGGGTTAGGGTTTGTAGGCACCAGCATAAATGCCACTGATTCATCTAGTGTTAACATAAACGAGAATTTAATAGTGGATGGCACAATGAGTGCGACAGGAACTTTTGCTTTTGGTAGTGCAAAGACCTTCATTACTGGTTCAACATTCGGAACACTGACCCTGGCCAATGGATCGATTACTGATTCAAGTGGTGCAATAGATTTCGGCAACGAGGACCTGACGACGACAGGAACTTTTTCAACAGGCACAGGCACAACGGTGGGAAACATCACACTTGCAAATGGGTCGATAACAGACTCATCAGGCGCCATAAGTTTCGGCAATGAGAACCTGACAACGACAGGAACTCTTTCAGCGGCAACTGGTTCAATCTTTGGTAACCTCACACTGGCCAATGGATCAATAACTGACTCAGGTGGTGCAATAGATTTTGGTAATGAGAACCTGACAACAACAGGAACATCTTTCGCGATCAACAGCACACTGATAGTGGCCAATGGATCGATTACTGATTCAAGTGGTGCAATAGATTTCGGCAACGAGAACCTGACAACAACAGGTACAATAGCCAGGGCAACTGGATCTACCATTGGTAACCTCACACTGGCCAATGGATCAATAACCGACTCATCAGGCACCATAAGTTTTGGCAACGAGAATTTAACAACATCGGCTTCAAGCATGGCGATCAACAGCACACTATCTGCCGGCAGTGGATCAATAACAGACACATCAGGAGCATTCACTTTCGTCAATGAGAATTTAACAACTACAGGTAACCTCACAGTTGATGGCGCATCAACCCTTGGATCAATGTCAGTTTCAGGAGCAACCTCATTTGGTTCTGCCATGACCGTGGACAACCTTACATTCAATGACAACATAATTTCGACCAGTTCAAACGCAGACCTGAACCTGACACCGGGCGGCACAGGTGTGGTCAACGTGGCCAACCTGACCATAGACTCATCGATCAACTTCACTGACAACGTGATCAAGGTCACGACTTCAAACGCGGACCTGGTACTGTCAGCGAATGGATCAGGATCGGTGGTGATCAACAACATAGATCTCGATTCAGGAACCATAGACAACACAATTATAGGGGCCAATGAACCATCAACGGGACTTTTCGATTCAAGCAACCTGAACTACACCACACTGGTGATCCCTACCAAACTGACGTTCTCGGGCAACACACTTTCTACCAGCAGATCAAATGACAACCTGGAATTCGCAGGCAATGGCACAGGCACAGTGATCGTCGACGGCCTCTACATGCCGACCGCAGATGGGCAGACGGGAGAGTTCCTACAGACCAACGGGAGTGGTGTCATATCATTTGGTTCAACTGGTGTCGCACTGGGTGTGTCAGACATCCAGGACGCAAGGAACTCTATAGGTTTCTCATCAATCACAGAGATAGACACCAACACGGCTACAGGTTCTCACGAATCTCTTGGATCAACTGTCAGCGTGATAGACGAATTCGATCAGACAAAATACGACAGTGCGTGGTATCTGCTATTAAGCAGATCAGTGGCGGCGGACAGTGCCATAGAGTACCAGTTCCAGAAGGCCATAATTGCACAAGGAACGGCCGACGGTTCAACATTTGAGTCAAACATAGGTGTTTCACAGGTATTGAGGTCTTCGACCAGCGACGCAGAGGTAGATCTAACGTCAGACGTCAGGTCTGCTGTTAGTAATGTTAGACTATTAGGTAGGGGAGGACTCCTTGCTGACTCATCCGTTTCCGATAACCATGCTGTGACATATTTTAGGGTAGGGTTGGGAGATGATGACTCATCAGGTACACAGGCAGGTTCGGGCCTTGCACAGACAAAACTTGTTGCAGACCTAGACTCCGCAGAGGCAACTCTAGACAGTTGGGCATCTGGATCATACAGAGGTGCGAAATATTTTATATCAATTAACAACACGACTACAAATGAAGTTTCATCAACAGAGGTAATGGTCGTACACGATGGCACCAATGCCTTTATTATGGAATATAATACCATAGCATCAAATGACGGAGTTACACCACTGGCCACTTTCACTGTCGACATAGACAGTGGCAACGTTAGATTGAGAGGTGCTAATGGAACTGCAGGAACATGTCGAGTGGTCATGTACAGGATCCTACTGTCAGATGCTGAATCAAATTCAAACGGAACCTATGTGGATGTGATAGGTGCAAAGACTGTTGAACAAATAACCAGAACAACGATAGACCATGTCACTACTGCGATTGTGTCTGTGCAGGGACTAGAAGTGGAAGAAATAGTTGATATTTTTGCCAGCTCTTTGTATGACAGTGCGTGGTACTTGACAGTGCTCAGAGATCAGACCAGTGGGAGATTATCCTTCCACAAATACTCGGTTCTACACGGGACCAGTGATGACAGCAGTATCCAGGCCTTTATCACAGACAGTGGAGTCCTGAGGAGTGAGGAGTTTGATGTAGCAACTGCAGAAGTTGATGTAGATGACGGTAACATAAGACTTAAACTAACAGGACAAAATGACGGTTCAACGGCAGTCAACAACACAGTAACATCATACAGAATTGGACTTGGAGATAGCGACTCAACAGGCTACACTGGAGAAGAATCAACACTGTCCACGGTCGAAATAAACACAGATGTTGACAGTGCATCAGAAGCCATAGACTCATTCGCACATGCGGATCACAGGGGAGCCAAGTATTTCGTCTCAGTGATGAATGCATCGGGCGGGGAGGTCATGAACGTGGAACTACTGGTTGTGCATGATGGATCTGCGGCCTACATCACATCTTACAACGAAGTCAGCTCGGGTAACACAGGTGCCGCCACGACAGACACCCTGGCCACTTTCACCGCGGCCATATCAGGTAGCAATGTTGTTGTGAGTGCGGCAGGATTGGACACCAATCTAAGAATACACATGTACAGGATTTTACTAGCGGACGACCAATCAGCAACAACAAGCACAAACGTCAATGTCATATCAGCTGTCACAGTTTCAAGTTCAGCAACGACCATAGACACATTCAGCACCAACACATATGCCGCGGCACACTACATAATAATAGGATCAGCCGGTGATGGCAAGAGCATCATGGAGGCCACTGTGATCAGTGATGGCACAACAGCATCAGTGTCAGAAGGTCCACAGGTCAGCACCAAAGGCACAGCACAGTTGGAGTTGACAGCTTCTCATTCCAGTACCACAACAACATTATTGGCATCATCAACATCAGGTGGTTCAACAACAGTAAATTCATACAGAATTCACTTGCCAAAATCGTCTGGAACAACATACACAGAAATCGATTCGATAGCACAGAGTTCAAAACAGGCCGTCTTTTACGTAGCAACTACCAAACAGACCGATAACAAATCATCTATAGATGAAATTGCCGTGATCAGTGATGGTGCAGATGCATACCATGTCAGCCTTGGTGTGAACACAGATTCTTCATCAACAGATCTAGTCACGTACACAACAGTTGTGGACAGCGGGGCCATCAAGTTGAGAGCCCAACTGGCTGATGAACAGGCCAGTGCGGTAATCAATGTATTTAAAATAGAACTGGCCAGGGCAGAAGGGGATCCTTTATCGATAGCAACATTAGACAGCTGGAGTGCGTCAACGTACAGGAGTGCCATATATAACGTTTCAATAGAAGATTCAGGAAGTGGTGTAAATGGACTTTATGAGACCTGCGAAGTGAGAATCACACACGACGGCACAACAGTTTATCTATCTGTATTTGGAAGGATAACCAATCACACCGGAGATCTAGTGACGTTCACTGGAGACATCAGCGGTGGAAATGTGAGACTGAGAGGAACGATAAGTAATACAAATACACACCAAGTTACGGTGGTAAGAAGGGTGATAGTAGTATAAAATGGCACAGTTAGTATTAAATGTAGGACAAAACGCAAACGACGGAACGGGAGATACGTTACGAGATGCTATGATCAAGGTGAACACCAACTTCACCGACATCTATGCATCACCAGGTTTTGACCTTACAACAATAGCAGTAACAGGCAACGAGATTAGGGCGACCAGGACCAACGATGACCTGGTGTTCGCACCATCCGGTTCAGGTGCTGTTGTTATGCCAGGACTGAGATTCAATGGCAACAACATCGAAGGTACAAGATCAAACGAGAACATAAATTTACTGCCTTCGGGTACGGGGTCAGTTGTGTTTGGTGCAATAAAGATCAGCGGAACCACTCTAAGTTCAGATGACTCAACAGCAATAAACATCAATGACGGTTTGATAGTCGATGGTACACTAACAGTATCGGGTGCAATGTCTTTCGCAGGAGCCATTTCAGCAGGAACGGGTTCAACTGTGGGAAACATCACACTTGCAAATGGATCGATAACAGATTCAAGTGGAGCAATAAGCTTCGGCAACGAGAACCTGACAACGTCAGGAACAATAACGGCCGCGACGAACTCACAATTTGGAACACTTTCAATAGCCAATGGGTCAATAACAGATTCAACTGGAGCGATCAGCTTTGGAAATGAGAATTTAAGTACGACAGGAACCTTTTCAGCTGAGACCGGTTCAACGATAGGTAACCTGACGCTGGCAGACGGATCGATAACAGATTCATCAGGTGCCATAAGTTTTGGCAACGAGAACCTATCAACCACAGGAACACTGGTTGTTGGAAATGTGACTCTTTCAAGTGGATCTATAATAGATTCCTCAGGTGCAATAAGTTTTGGCAATGAGAATTTAACTTCAACGGGAACAATCAACAGTGGAACAGGTTCGACTATCGGTAACCTCACACTGTCAAATGGATCAATAACAGATTCATCAGGAGCGATCACTTTTGGCAATGAGAACCTGACAACGTCAGGAACAATGACCGTCGGCACCCTGACCATGGCAGGTGGATCAATAACAGATTCATCAGGAGCGATCACTTTTGGCAATGAGAACCTGACCACAACAGGAACACTACAGGCAGATGGATTATCCACATTAGGATCACTGACTGTCACTGGTGCAACTAGTATCACAGGCACACTGGCCGTGGACAACTTAAACATTTCAGACAGCACGATATCATCAGACTCAAACGCGGACATACGTCTTGAGCCAGGCGGAACAGGATCAGTGATAATTTCAAGCCTGACCATAGATGACAATATCAACATAACAGACAACGAGATCACCACGACACAGTCAAACTCAAACCTGGTCATGTCACCAGCTGGCACAGGACAGGTTTCAATAGCAAAGGCCGACATCAACAGTGGAAACATAGATGGCACTGCCATTGGTGCGACAACGCCGGCGGCGGGTACGTTCACCACACTGACAGTGACTTCAGCACTTACCTTGGAGGGAATAACACTGGACGACAACACAGTGAGGACCAACTCGTCAAACGCCAACCTTGAACTGTCAGGCAACGGCACAGGCAGTGTGACCATACAAGGATTGACTTTCCCAACGTCAGATGGAAGTGCCAACCAGTTCATGAAGACTGATGGATCAGGCACACTTGCATTTGCCACTGCAGGGGCGACCTTGAGCTACTCGGACATAGCAGATGCCACTACAACAGTGGCCACTTCGGATACAACAGTGCTGAACACATTCGCTGTTGCAACATACAGGAGTGCAAAATACTTCATATCCATAGCAGATGCCACAAACAGCAGATTTGAGGTAGTGGAGGCCAACGTAACACACGATGGTACAGATGCCTACGTTGTATCTTTTGGATCCACAACAGATCACACAGGGCCGTTGGCCACTTTCAGTGCAGATGTGAACAGTGGTGACGCCAGATTGCTGGTCACAAACACATCAAGCGACAGCTGTGTATTCAAGTTCCAGAGAATAGCGATCGACGTATAATTTTACGTCCGGTTCTTAGAATAATCCATAAATAGGTACACAATAAAAATTTAACGGAGAATTAAGACATGGCTAAACAGACAGTAAGCATAGGATCTAGTGCAAACGACGGTACAGGTGATCCATTAAGAACAGCATTTGACAAGATAAACGATAACTTTGACGAGTTATACGGTACAACGGCCGAGGCCAATGATCTTATAGAAGACGCAACTCCGCAACTGGGTGGAGATCTAGACGTCAACGGAAGAAGGATCACATCAGCAAGAACAAACGAAGACATCGTACTATTACCTGCAGGAACAGGTGGGGTGGTTGCCTCAGCAATCAGATTAGCAGGTACAACCATAAGTGCAGACGATTCATCTCTGATCACGATAGGTGAAGCATTCCAAGTGAACGGAGCAACAAACATTGACGGAGCGGTCACAGCCACTTCAACTGTTGGTGTCACAGGTGCATTCACAGGAACTTCAGGAGCATTCAGCACAACACTAGCAGTTACAGGAGCAACCACATTGACAGGTGCGTTGACAGTGAACGACAGCGTGACGGCAACAAGTTTAACAACCAACGACATCATATCCAATGGATCAAACGCAGACATCACACTAGACACAGCAGGCACAGGAAATATTAATCTTACTGCAGGAGCAGATGTAGTAATACCTGCAAACATAGGTTTGACATTTGGTACAGGTGAGAAGATCGAGGGTGACAGCACAGACCTTACAATCACATCAGGTGGTGCGATCAACCTGACAGCAGTAACAGATGTAGTAATACCTGCCAATGTTGGTATAACATTCGGTACAGGTGAGAAGATTGAAGGTGACAACACAGACCTTACAATCACATCAGGTGCAGACATCACATTGGCGGCGGCCGCGGACGTCAACATACCAGTCAACGTCGGCCTACGTTTTGGTGATGGCGGTGAGAACATCGAAACAGACAACACCGATTTAACTATCACATCAGGTGGACTGTGTACAATCACAGCAACAAGTACCACTGCAATCACAAACAATGCGACAGTAGGTGGAACACTAGGAGTGACAGGACTTACAACAGTTGCGGCACTTACAACAACTGGTGCACTTACACTTGGCGGAGCAGTTGCAATAGGCGACTTGAACATCCTGGCAGATGGTACAATAACAACAGATTCAAATGGTGACTTCGTTGTTGATCCTTCTGGAACAGGTGCTATAGTTTTAACAGGACCAATTACACACACAGGAACACAGACAACCACAGGACAGCTGAACGTTGACGCCTTAAGACTGGACGGCAACGTTCTATCAGCAACATCAGGTGCTATCACACTGACACCAGCGGCAGGACAAAACGTTGCCGTAACTGGAACCAACACTAGATTAACGGCCGGTGAAGCCAACTTCACATTAATGGAAGCAGTGACCGTGAGAGCGGACGCACTACAGAACGACACGTCAGATGGTGACTTGGCCATTTCAACGCAGGGCACGGGTGTGGTCTCAGTAGCTTCACAGCTTACACTGACAGGTTCATTCCTGCCAGCCATACACACATTCGTGGCAACAGACGCAGTCACGGTAACAGAACACGCAGGTAGGACTCTATTACTTGGTGAGGTTGGCGGTAACGCACTAGTCACACTCACATTGCCAGACGCGACTGGTTCGGGTGCAACATACAAATTTATCGTTAGTGTTACAAACACATCAAACTATGTTATTGCAGTCCCAGATGCCAGCAACACCATTGATGGTGTTATGCTTTACCTAGATGAAGACGGAACAGCAGTTACAGCCTTCCCAACAGTGGCGGCTTCGGACACAATCACACTCAACGGTACCACAACAGGTGGTGTACTTGGTGACTATCTTGAGATAGTTGATATAGCGGCTGACCAATACCATGTAAGAGGTGTGATGAGGGTGCCAGCAGGTTCTAACCCAGTAACACCATTTAGTGCGGCAGTTTAATAGTTAATAACACACTATAACACACAATGTAAATCGTTGATACTCCAATAAATATCCATGTAAGGAGTATTTTAATGGCAACACCAGTGTGGACAACCACAGCAGGAAAACTGGCATCTATCGATGAACAGTCAGCATTTTCGCTACAACTAGAAGCGAACACGTCTGATTCCACGGCCATTACGTACTCACTGATTGCAGGAAGCCTACCAACTGGAATGTCTATAACATCCGAGGGCTTACTAACAGGATCTCCGGCTGAGGTTGCCAAGAGAACTCTTTACACTTTCGTCGTGCGAGCCACGGCCGGATCCGCAATAACAGACAGATCATTCACCTTGGATGTGGCAGGTGCGGATGCACCCTCATTCACGACAGTTGCAGGACAGCTGAACAAACCACTTTCGACTGTTTACACCGCTGACAGCTCATCGACCACTGACAGTACATTGTCCACGGCAGATGTCACAGGAAATGTCACTGTGCTTGACGGATCGTACATAGAGTACGACATAGTGGCAACAGACACAGACACAGCGGCAGGACAGAATCTTGTTTACGAAGTAGTACAGGGATCACTACCGCCGGGAGTGACAATGACGCTGAATGGAAAGATATCTGGTGTGGTCGAACTGGCCATTGACGAGAGTTACGGACCACAGGGTGGTTATGACTTTGATGCTTTCCCAGATTATTCAGCACTGACCCCAAGCGATGGTGGATCATCAACTGCTCCACAGAACATCTATGACAGGACCGTTTTCTCAAAATCCAGATCCGTGAACTATGATTTCATAGTGAGGGTCACTGACGGTGTTTCAAGTGTGGATCGTAACTTCAATATCTTTGTCTACTCAGCAGACTACTGGATAGTTTCAAATTCAAATGTCACGATTGACCAGACGCTGATAGGTGACAATGCAGTAACCATGGATCTACACACAGGAAGGCCTCCCGTGTTCACGACAGAATCAGATCTCGGAACATTCAGGCACGACAACAAGGTTCTCATCAGGATTGACGTTTCAGACTTTGATCCATTACAGGCAAATCTGGAATACAGCATAACAGCAGGTGCGTTGCCAACAGGACTTTCAATTGACTTGAACTCCGGAGAGCTTTACGGTTCACTGGCCACACAGGCCGCTGTGGAAGTTGATTACACATTCACTGTAAGGGCCAACAGGGTTGTGGCAACAGGACTCAACACGTTCTCAGAAAGAACATTCACCATGAAGGTGGTCGGTGAGATCAACATCGGCATCAGTTTCTCGACACCAGACATCATAGGAACACTGACCGCGGGCATACCAAGTATACTGTCAATAGAGACCGTGGACGAAGAACCAAATAGGGTGTTGTCATACACTGTCACATCAGGATCACTGCCGACAGGCATAACACTTTCAGATGCAGGTAATCTGATAGGAACAATAGATCCAAGCGAATTCACAGATTCCACGAGAGCATTTACATTCGAAGTCACTGTCAGTGACCAGTACCAAACTGCGGCAACGTCAAAAGAGTTCACACTTAACATAGACATTCCGTACACTGAAAAAGAATATGGAAACATGTCAGGACACGCAACATCTTTCATAGATCAGAATGTGTTCTACAGCATATCACAGGATCCAAACATAAACTCACCAGAGTACATCTATAGAGCAGAGGATCCAACTTTTGGAATGAGGAACAAGGCAGAAATGTTGTTACTGGCAGGACTGGAAGCACAGACACTGACAGCATTCCAACAACAGATGGAACAGAACCATGCGCCAAAGACTTTGTACTTCGGGGATATAAAAACAGCAGAGGCGAAAGAAGATGGTGTTGTGAAATACGAAGTGGTGTATGTTGAGATGAAAGATACAATGGTCAACAGCAAGGGGGAGTCGGTGGCAAGTTCAATAAAATTGAGAGACGCTATCGTAAAACCTGTGCTAGGACCCAGGGCTTCAAGTACGAATGCCACAACCGATTATGAAGAATACGAGATAACGACAGATGGTGGATTATCATTCAGCACATCTGGTTCAAAAGTCAGATACGCAAACCAACTGAGTGCTGACCTAGGAACTGTCACACATCTCTACCCCAACGCAGTGGCCAACATGAGATCAAGGATGAAGAGCTTGGGGAACAAGGAATACACATACCTGCCATTATGGATGAGGACAACACAGTCAGACACACTGTCACCGTTGGGTTACGTGATGGCAGTGCCCATCTGTTACTGTAAGCCAGGCACAAGTGCCAGACTGAAGAAGAGGATAGAGGACAAACAAATAGAATTCAAGAACATACAGTTCACCATGGACAGATATGCTGTCAGCAAGAGCGTGGTATCCCCGGAAGTGTTCACAGCAGACGGATCCACCACTACATTTGAGCTCAATGAGATCGTACACGAGGAAGATATACTGGTAAAAGAAGGAACATCAGTGGTTTATGTTGGCAGTGGGGTGACTGCAGACAACAACGTTGATCCCAGTTACTTGACAGTGGATGGCACATTGAGGTCAGCAGATCACGAGTTCGGAGTAACGTTAACACACGATACTGCAAACAGGAAAACGACCATAAACTTCACCAAGGAAGCGCCTGCAGAAGGAACAATAATAAAGGTGGAGAGAAGCAACGATAAATATCTAGCATTTAGAAACAAAGGAATTTAACACATGGCAAGCAACATAGTACCAGGTAACGTAGACGGAACATATCCTACAGCGGGACAGGACAACAGTTCACAGGGCTTCAGGGACAATTTCTCAGCGATCAAGAACAACTTCACAGAGGCCAAGACAGAGATCGAAAGCCTACAGACAAACAAGGCTTCACTGAACAGTTCCAGTGATTTCAACAACAATGAAGTATTACAAGCAAAATTCAAAGACACATCAGAAGTCGTTTATGCACACGGAACAACAGGTGGAGCAATCACACTGAACCACAACAATGGACATTACCAAACAATCACAACCAATGCATCAGTGACTTTGACGTTTACGAATTTCCCGGCATCAGGATCACTTGGTAGGATTGTTTTAGACATTACCTGTGCCGCAGTGGCACACACCCTGACCATCCCTAGTGCTGTTATAGTTGCTGACAATGTGACAGGCGGTGACGGATCATCGGACACAATCACTTTCCCAGACGACAAAAGATTCCTATACGAATTTTTAACACCGGACGGTGGCACAACAATATTGATGCACCAGATCGGTAAAGTCTACATCTAATAGATAAGGAGTAATATGTACTTCCATCCACTGCAAGAAGAAATAGGAAACTTATCCGAAGAGGACATATCAAAAAGAATAAAAGAACTTTCTCGGAAAGTGAACACTGCCAAGAGATTTGGTAGGAATCCAGAGATGCTGGCCCAACTGCAACACGCACTCATGACATACCAGAACGCCGTCAGGGAGAGACGACTCGAGGCATGGCACGAGAACAACAAGAAATTGAGGAACGAACCAGACCTAGGCGACCTGGTCAACATCGACTAGTAAATACTGCTGATGTCAAACACATTTTCCTGGAAGACAAAATTCAAATCAATCATCATAGTAGACGGTGAGTTGTTCGGCAACGAATACAATTTAAACATCTCCCTAACTCCGCACACGGCAGACTTGAAAGAGCAGACAGATTACTTTGAAAGACTTAAAAATCTTTTTGAACAGGTTTTCGCAAACACCATCACCACATGGAGAGATGAGAAACTTTATCACACACTGAAGAAATCCAGCAACAACAGATTCGTGGAACTACCCAAGCCACCGTATGATCAGATCATGGCGGCAGTGTGTTTCTGCAAGGCGAATGCCATACTGGACAGCAAGATCACCATAAACTTCATAGAACTGAGTTCATGGCAGGGAGACGGTATTACCTACACGGTTGACAAAGACAGCAAAGAGCTTATACTGTTAGATGCACCAGATTGGTTCTCAGACAAATTCAGCAAATTTGATCCATGGTGGTTGAGGGCAGACACGGCAACTTATGATCAAGAACTTGACAAAGGCATATACACAGGACACTTCGGTTGGAACAACAACAAGATTCCAGTTGACAAGAAGCACGATGACCATGCTAAAATATTTGAGTTCAACCCAAAGGTATTAGATGGCGGCAAAGACAAAAATAAATGATCATGGTGACTGCATATTCAAAGAGCAGGACGCAATAGATCTACTGTACACAGATCCAACATTTGACATCTCCAAACTGTTCTTCGAGGACACTGAACAATACAACAGCAGTCTCAAAGAGCTAGGCATAGACCTACCCATAATAAACACAGCACCAGACAGGGAAACACTGACAGAGTTTGATCACAAGAACATCAACAACTGGCACATGCCCGAGAAGTATTACCAGATTGATGTGCTTGGATGGTTACTAGACAAATGCCAGAACGATGATGAGAAGACAAGAGTACAGACCGAGTACAAACTGTTTGAACAGAAAGATTTTATAAAGGTATTGCAATTTCTAATATACTTCGTGGACACATTGAGAGCAAATAACATAGTGTGGGGAGTGGGCCGGGGAAGTTCAGTTGCCAGTTTTT